GTTAGATTCATATGTCTTTATACATATGTTTTATCGTAAATAGATTTAAGAGTAAAGAGTAAAAATTAAGAATCTATCCAAGCTGAACCATTCCAATCGTACACCGAAGGAGTTTCTGATTCATCATTAGTTTTAGTTGCTTCCCAACCTTTGGTGTTGTCAGCATTATATTTTGTTTCATTCCATTTAATTAAGTATGACCAAACAATCGGATCTGCACCGTCATTTACAACTGTTGGATAAGTTACAGGTGCTTGCCAATTATCATCAGCATTTAAAGACCATGAAGCAAAAGGTTGTTGACTTATAAATTTGTCTTTTGAAGGATCATAAACCATTCCAACCCCAGCATAACTTTTTCTAAAATTATTGTTGTAAGAAGTTTGTTTCCATACGCCACCTTTAAAAAAATTAATACACCATGTTTCTCCATCAACATGCATATCATTAGCGGCTAGAATACCACCATTAGCTGGAATATCATTACCAACAACTACTACTCTTTCTACCACCAAATGCGTGTCTGTTGTAAATCCCGTAGGGTCTATTTGTGATTTTAACTCTGCAAAATGTGCCATATTTTATACTCCTTAAATTTTTTGTACTATAAATTAATTTTAACTTATTGTCAAAGTACCAGATACATTAAAGGTTGCTACTTTACATCCTCCAGCTGGACCCGGTAAAGTTGCGACCGTATTACTTCCTGGGGCTGCTGCAACACCTGTTGCTCCTGGTACACGTATTACTACAATACCTGAACCTCCATTAGGTGCATTAGGTGAAGGACCTCCACCACCACCTCCACCACCACCAGTGTTAGCTGTACCCGCTTGTGCTAGTCCCGGTGATCCACCATTTCCACCACCACCAGCTCCGCCTGATCCACCACTTCCTGATGAAGGTCTGTGTCCACCTCCACCACCACCAGCAAATGTTGTTGAAGAACCTGTAATTGAAGTTGCTCTACCTGCTCCACCTGGACCTGCACTTCCACCTCCAGCAGCGCAAGCACCACCTCCACCACCACCTCTACTATTTGGACTAGACCCACCTGGACTTCCACCTCCTCCAGGGTTACCTTGACCACATACTGAATTTCCTCCTGAACCGTTTTGAGCACCTGCTCCACCACCAGAAGCTCCAGGACCTCCAGCACCTCCTAAAGGTCCACCACCCCCTCCAGCACAACTGCTTATTGTTAAAAATCTTGATTTATTTCCTGTACCTAAAGCGGCACCTGTTCCATCCGAAGTTGCTCCGGGAGATCCACCAGCTCCAATTTCTACTTGATGACCTCCTTTTCCAATAAGTAAAGCATTTGATGGTGTACAATAAGAACTTAAAATACCACCTGCTCCACCTCCACCACCACCATCACCTGGAGAACCAAAACCACCGCCACCACCACCTGATACTACTAAATAATCAGCTGAAATTACAGTCGGGTCTCCTGCTTCAAATGATATACATCCTGAAGCTGAAAAAGTTGCTATTTGATCGTGACCACCTGGAGTTGCTATGTAACTTACTCCACCACCTGGAGTAGTTACTACTGTAACTCCTTGACATGAAGGAACTCTAATTACTGCAACACCTGAACCACCTGCTGCTCCTTGATCTGTAGCAGCACTACAAGAAGTATTAGTAAATGCACCACCACCTCCGCCGCCACCTAAACCTATTCTACCAGCTTGTGCATTAATAGTATTATCACCAGCATCACCACCACCTCCTGTTCCTCCCTCACCCCTAGAACCACTACCTTGTGTATAACGACCACCTCCACCACCTCCGGCATATGTTGTTGAAGCACCTGTAATAGAATTAGCTGATCCATTACCACCATCTCCAGCATCTCCTGAACAACCGTTTTGTCCAGTAGCTCCTGCTCCACCACCTCCTCCAGCACCATAGTTAGCACTTGGTGAACCAGATCCTCCTGCATTACCTTGACCAGCTGTTCCGGAACCACCAGCATTACTAGGGTTACCACCAGCTCCTACTCCACCACCTCCAGAACCTCCTGGCAGACCGTTAAATTTTGGATTAATAGCAGGGTTAGCCCCAGCTCCACCACCTACTGCTGTTTGTCCATTAAATACAGAATTACTACCACTCGTGTTAACTGTTGAAGGAAAAGTACCTCCTGCTCCTCCAGCACCTACTGTTACAGGTAATGCAGTACCGTCTAAAGTCATAGCACTGGCTGGAGTACAAAAAGAAGTTAATAAACCTCCAGCTCCACCACCACCTGCTCTTGAAAAACCTCCACCTCCACCACCTGCAACCACTAAATAATTAGCGGTAAAGGGGGATATACTGACTCCTCCTCCGGAACCAAATCCTAAGACTTGATAACCAAAAGATTTTCCTCGAGTTAATTTTTTTTTATTTGAACTCTTGCCTTCAACGGTAAGAGATTGATTTAATTTTTCTCTCATATCTAAATTCCTTATGCGTCGTTAGCTGCATCAGTAGTAAAGAATAATTTAACACCTAGTAATTTTGCATCTGCTGTTAAGCTATCTGCTGACACATCTCTAAAAATTTGAAGGAAAACATACTCATCTGCACCAGGTGAACCTCCAATTGTAATCGCATTACTTTCTGCTGTTACTGCTAAATCGTTGGCTGTTCCACTCATAGCTTTTGCTGAATTAAATTGTGCTGAACCAAAAGCTGTATTTAAATCTCCATTATCCGCTAATGCAACACCTTGTACACCAAATACTGTTGTACCTGTATTTGTTGTATTTGCTGTAAAGAAAGCTTGAAAAGTTACTGTACCTTCATTCCATGATTTAGGAAAAGCAATAGCAAATTGTGCAAACTCATCTGAGTCTTTATCAAAATCTAGTGTTTTTAATTCTGGACCATTACTTAATTCTGTTTGTCCAGCTTCTGCACCATTTGTAGTATTTCCATACATAGCTGAAGCGGGAACCCAAATAGTTTCTTTACCAGCTATTTTTACTGCAGCTGTTCCTGACTTAAGAGTTCCTGTTCCTTTAGGATTTAAATTTATATCAACATTAGTTTCACCTGTTGCTGATAAAATTGGACCATTACCTGTTGCAGCATTTGCTAAAGTAAATTCATTAACTGCTGAACCTGTTGCAGTAAGATTAATTAATTCGTTTCCATTAGTATCTGAAATTTTTGTTCCTATTGCAGGACTAGTTAAAGTTTTGTTTGTTAAAGTATCTGTTGTAGCTTTTCCAACTAGTGTGTCAGTTGCTGCCGGCAGTGTCACTGTAACATCGGCTGTTGCAGCTGGACCTATTAGTGTTGCTTTATTTGTACCATTGTTTGTGCCTTCTAAAAATTCTACCTTACCAGCTGTTGTTGCAGTAGGGCTTAATATAGGGTCTGTTAAAGTTTTGTTTGTTAAAGTCTGTGTTCCTGTTAAAGTTACATCACCAGTTCCAATTGCTAATGTATCTATATCAGGATTAGTTCCATCATTTGCTGTTGCAAAAATAATTTGATCACCTTTGTCTGTTGCTGAAAAAGTAAACGAGTCTCCTGAACCAGATGCATATTTAAACTGAACAGTGTAAGCACCTGATGTTGAATTTCTTAAAAAATAAAAGTTTTGAACATCTAACGGAATTGTAACAATTTGATTTCCAGAAATTGAACCAGTAAACTCAATCATTCTGTGTGCTAATTCTGCACCAGTTGATCCATCAGAAACTGAAAGAGCTGTAGTTTGTGCACCACCCGCAATGCTTTTTGCGATATACCCACCAGAAATTTGTTCTACAATATTTAAATTAGTGTTAGTTTTTGTTCCCCAAGTACCAGCGTTTTCGCCGGTTGCCATTAATTCAACGCCTAAAGGTGTGTAAGTTGATGCCATAATTTTGTTCTCCTAAGCTACGTGTGTTACGTCTGTATACGATGTATTTCCCGTAACGTCAACACCATTATAATTAGTATTTCCAGTGATGTCAACGTCTCCATATCCTAATGGAGCAACATTTCCTACACTAGATATTAGCTCTTGTCCGTCTAAACCTACAGTCATCGATTCAGGAGTTATCGTACCAACAGCTGCGGTGCTAGAAACACCTGTTAATGGAACTTTTATTTCCAATGTTAATGAACCAACACTAGATGTTGCTTGTTGACCTGTTGGAATTTCAGAAATTTGTTCTTGTACTGAACCTACAGATGAAGTTGTAGAAAGACCACTTAATTCAACAGTTAGTGCATCAAGGACTATTCCTCCAACTGAAGCTGTTGTACTAAGACCTGTTAATCCAACAGTGGTTTGTATTACTGTTGGAGCACCAACACTAGAAGTAACTGATACACCTGTCGGTATCACCACACAATCTATAATAGGTGTTAAGCTGCCTACACTTGATGTTGCACTTACTCCTGTTGGAAAAACAAAATTTTCTATTGCAGCTGTTAATGATCCAACACTTGATGTTGTACTTAATCCTGCAAGTTGAACCAGTTTATTAAATGAATCTCCGTAAGGTTCTTCACCCCAACCATTTCTACCCCAACCAACTAAAGTACCGGCGTTATCAAAATCGCCAAGTTCTGTTTGAGCCTGTACACCTGTAGGAACTATAATTGATTCCAAAGCTAGTGTAGGAGAGCCGACACTTGATGTTGCGCTTACTCCTGTTGGTATAACAGTTTGAATATCAAAAGCAGTAACACTTCCGACCGAGGATGTTGATTGTACGCCTGTTGGTTGTACAGCATATTCTACACCCCAAGCAGAATTACCCCACTCTTGTCTACCCCAACCTTCTTCATTAAAAGCTTCTAAAGAACCTACTGATGATGTTGTTGATTGTCCTGAAAGAATAACGGTAACATTGTCGTCACCCCACTCGTTGGATCCCCAAGTATTAGTACCCCAGGTTGATGCCATAAGGGATTCCTCCTTATGCTATACGAAGGATTGCGTTAGATGCGTCCGCTGTTGGAAATTGAATTGTAAAAGTTCCACTTGATACAGTTTTGTCTCCACCAAATGCAATTGCACAAACTGCTCTATCAGCGTTTGTATCGTTATATATTAAACAACCATTAGCTGTAAATGAAGCAGAAGTAAAACTAACATCTGCAAAGTCACAACACGCTGTGTCTGTAGATAAAGCAGGAGTCACACTTGTAAGTGCGGCACCACCTGCAGAATAAGCAGATCCCGATGTGTTAGAAATTTCGTTTGTAGCACTGTAAGCTGTAGTTGATTTATTTAAAGTAGCAGAACTTGTGTATAAAGCTATTTTAAATGAGTTTCCAGATGATGCTGTAAAATTGTGTAAAGCTTGTAAGACTTCTGCTTTAAAACTATTACATACTGCCGATGTTATTGCCATAATTTTTTCTCCTTGTTATGGAGACGGGGACTTAACTTGTATTCTAACTGTTCCGTCAGTATAATCGTCTCGTCTTCGTCTTCCAAGTTGCATACCTGCAAACTGTTGTAGTGCATTTTTATACCTATTTTCATAATATGTCAACATATCCATTGGACCTTTTAAATACCCAAATGCTTCTACCAAACATGCATATAAAAGCCCTTGAGGAAAATAAGTACTTAAGTAAGTATTGTTATTAAAACCAGTTCCAGACCCAAGGCCATTTGGCATTTTATTATAATAAATTCTAAATTTGTAATTAGCGTCAGGTGTAGGAGCTATGTACATACCTCCTGATGAAGTATCTGTCGTATTGTCTGCACCACCAAACATAGCGTAATATTTAGGAAATCCTGTAACATCTTGCGCTGTTAAATCACCTTCAGGTCCTGTTAATCTGTCTGTGTACTCTGATAAATATGTCTGATCTTTTTTCTCTAACCACGTCCCATTACCAGTAGTCGCTGAAGTAGAGTTGAATACTTCAACACCTCTAATAAATAAAGCTCCGGCAGGAGAATTAATTGTGTTATCATCAGCTGCTAACGTACCTTCTTGAACAAATCTTTGAGAGTCCATAGGAAGCTCTTGATAAATTCTAAATTCCGCAGCCATAATAATTCCATCAACAACGGTTGTAGTTAAAACATCAGAACTTACTTCTGTGTAATCCCTTATCGCTGTAGTTAGTGTGCTATAATCGTATTTTTTAACGCCTGACATAATTAACCTCTATCATTAACGGGCCCAATTGTACACTGTAAACCGCCTCCTGTTTCTGTGCTTGATGCAGCGTTAGTTAACGTAACATTTATACCATCAAATTGTGTAGTTGTAGATGGTTGACCTGTACTTGGAACTGATGTTTCATTT